TCTTGTTTCCAGAATAAGATATACCGAATATATTCCAAATATAATCTATCTCCATCTCAAGAGAATCATCACCGATTCTTATTTCATATAGATGAAAGTTCATAGGAATTACATTATCTGGCATTTCGGCAATCATTTCGCTTCGAGTCTTTATTTTACAAAAATATTCTCTGACAGATTCTTCATTAGAAACATCCGGCTTTGGAATATCCTTCATTTCACCTAAAACTTCTGGTTTATGCTGTAAAATCAAACTCTCCTTTAGGTTTTTTTGTTGTTCAATATATTTTCTCTCAGTTGAATTAGTTTCAATTAGATTGTAGGTATTCATTGCATATTGTACCAATTCATCAAGAGTATGTGAATCTGCAACCACTTTCTTCTCTACTATCTTACGTCTATATCTGTAGATAATATTTCGTATCCTTACTTTTAGAGGCTTTTTCCGTGTTCTGCCAGCTATAAAAATACTTGTTGGGCCATCTGCACCACCTATTATTGAAACTTCACTTTTGCTTTTTTCTTTCATAAGTGTTCATCCTCGCAAATTGGAATTTGACTAATCCTACATGTGCATCATATTACACTCATGTAATTATCCTCTACATAAACAGCTTTTCCATCAGCAAGCTTAATCTCATCTTTGCCGTTCGGTAATACTGTTGTTTCAGAACCATTCCAATGGGGGATAATAGGATTGTCAATAATATGTAATCCATCTGTTAAATTTCCCGCCGCATACATACTTCCTGCACTGATTCCGACATATATAAGTCCGTTTTTAATTGCATTATTAAGTATTCTATCAAAACCAGTTCTAGACATTTCACGACAAAGCACAGATACATCACCACCACTGACAAAAACAGCATCAAATTGGTTTAATTCTTCAAAAGTTAATAGCCTTGTAAGCATAAACGGGGTTGTAACATACGAAGAATAGGTTCTTTGATAGTCTTTTGAAAGAATTAATTCCAGATTGTACACTAATATATTTTCGTACTGAATTCCCATTAGAAAGAGTTCATGAAAACATATTGCAAGCGACTCTCTTGCACCATCTGTTTCAATGCCAGCTGTTGGAATATAAAGCACTTTCACATCCTTCGGACACTTTCCAATAATATCAAAGAATTTCTCTTTCATCTTATCGGTCAACCCTGCAGATGTAAGAAATAGATGTTTTCCATTCATATTCTTTTACCTCGTCAAACTCCGATTTACTGGGCTAAGCCGAGTATACCACACTCCACCATGAAAGAACACCCCGATATAGTGAAATTTTGCCATTTTTCTGCGTACGTGCGTACACGCTCCGCAGGGATTCTAAGGGGCTTGACCCCTTGGCACACAGACTTTGGCACAAAGTCTAGTGTGTTACACCTTGTCAGAGGTGTACAGGCTCCCGGTACGCACGTACGCAGCGACTACTCCCAAACGCGCCATATAGGGGGACGACCAAGTTCGCACAAAGCGAACTTGATTCCGCAAAGCAAAAGGCAGGATACCACTATCATAGTGATACCCTGCCTTTGCTCGTTTACCGTTCCGAGTAGTCCTTCCGCAGAACTTCCGATAAACAAAAAACGTACCCAAACCCTTTTTCATAAAGAATCGGGTTCGAGTACGAACTGTATGGTGGGCCAGGCAGGACTCGAACCCGCGATAACCCCGTTATGAGCGGGGAGTTCTAACCGACTGAACTACTGGCCCTTATGACGTTGTTTGAGATCCTTCAAACGGCTTTCGTACCCAGAAAATACCCAAGTCCGATTTTCAAGCCACTCACAAATCAAAAAACAACGGAAAAACGCTGTTTGAAAAAGATGGAAACGGTAAGGTCTAGCGGTTATGAGCCGCCAGCTCTGACCAACTGAGCTACTGGCCCACGAAGACGGCGGTCTGCCGCACATGGACTAACTATAAGTATACCAAAAAATCAGAAAAAAGCAAATCCTTTTGCCGGAATTATTTTGTGCGGAAAAAGTCAAGCATTTATTGCACACAAATTTTCCATTTCATTTTTGTTCAATTTTGACATGACAATATGGCCGCCGTCAATTCCCTTGGTCGGCAGCCTCCGCTTTTCCTTATTATGTTCCTCATGCCCCCTCCAGTTCCCCCCTTTCTCCCATGCGTCCCATACGGCCTACGCCGATAGCCCTATTTCCCGCAAGCAGGCCCGGAAAGCTACTTCGCTACTTATATACCCCAGTATCTTCCGGGGGTAGTTGTTTATCCATTGTTCGGTCTCTGCGATCTGTCTTGCGCTCACCTTTTCAAAGTCGGTTCCCTTGGGGTGTTTCCGCCTAATCATAATGTTGGCGTTTTCGTTGCTCCCGCGCTCCCACGATGAATAGGGGTGGCAGAAATAAACCTTTGTCCGGGGGATGGTCTTGTTGACAGCGCTGCGCTCCATCTCCTCCGCCGCCGAGAACTCAGAGCCGTTATCAACCGTAATCGTCCTAAAAATCTTCCTGAAATTCACTGCTCCGATTTTCCGCTCCAGCGCGTCCAATGCTTTAACAATGGTCTCCGCTTTGCGGTTCGGTATCAGTATGATGATCTCCCGCCGGGTCTTTCTCTCGGTCAGTACCAGAAGCGCCTTGCTGGTACTATCCTTTTTATTGTACACCGTATCCATTTCCCAGTGCCCAAACTCCTCCCGGTTCTTTACTCTCTCCGGTCTGCGTTCGATGCTCTCACCGGCGGACGCCCTGGCCTGGTCTTTCCTTGTCTTTACCTTTTTGTACCCCTGCTTTTTCTTCCCGCGCCGCGGCAAATCCACCTGTGTGATACGCAGGAATATCCCTTTTTTGATATAGCTGTAAATGGTTGCTACGGAAACAGAGGTCTTGAATGTCCGGCCCTCCATCTTTGCATACCCCAGCACAGCGGCAGGGCTGCAATCGTTGGCAATGATTGTCTCCTCGATGTATCGGGCCAATTCGTGATCTGCTCCAATCTTCAAGTCTGGCCCTTTTTCCCGTAAGTGATTTTGATACCGCTCCTCTGCGATGTCCGGGCTGTACGCCGTCACCATCTCCCAGGTGTCCCCATCCAGCCGCTCATATTCTCCCCGCTTCAATTCCCGGTAGACGGTGGAGATGTGGACGCGCAGCTTATCTGCAATCTCTCTCGGCTTCATCCCTTTGTTCAGCCACCGTTCCATTCTCAGCCTGTCGTTCTTTGTCAGGTGCTTAAATGTGCGCTCCTTGGCCTGCACTGTAATACCTCCTTCCGTGCATCCCTGCGAGCAGTTTCCGGTTTCCCGGTTCCGTTCCGCTTGTCTTGTTTTGTCGCATTTTACACCCTTATGATACCCAATATTTTCCCGTTCCGCAATAGTTATTTTCACTGTTGCGTGTATAATGAAAAATCCCCCGGCTACCGCACCTGTAAGTGTGATAGCCGGGGGACATCTTTACTCTGTTTTTCTCTTTTCCCAGTTAATGATCTGCTCCAGCGCCTCTCGCAGTTTGTCATATCCAAACATAGCGGCGTAGGCGACGAACAAGCCCAGGGCTACCGCTCCGGCCACCATATACCAGGTGACGGCCCACGCCATGATCTGACAGACCGCGAAGAACGCCAGAAGTGTCACGGCCATCGCCACAAGAAAGGCCAGAATGTTGGTGGGTATCTTTTCCCAGGTGAGCTTTTTGAGAACCTGGGTGATGATGTTGGTGACCACCGTCAGGATAAGGGCCGCCAGCAGAACAGTGGATACCGCCAAGGGAATGTACTGCATAATGTTATCCATGTGTATACCCTCCTATTACACTTTCGTCAAATGCTTCTTGTCAACCGCGCCGGTGATAGCCCCGCTTTTCAGCGTGGATACCACCACGCGATTCCCGTCAATGCCGCGCACATACAGCTTTGCGGCATATACCCATGCAGCAAACTTGCGCATGGTGCCGTAGATCGTTGCCGACTTGTCCATCTTCACCCGGTCGCCCACAGCAAGGGCTGCGTCAGCAGATGCCGTGGCCGCGATGTCGTCCTCGTCTACCCATCCATACACAGAAGTGCCCACCACATGATAGGGGTGCTTGCTTCCCGGATTGATGGCCGTCACCTTTGCCTCGCACGGCTTGCAGTTCTTTCCCGTCGCCGCATTGGAGCTGGTGTAGTGCTTCTTCGCCAGAGATTGCACCATCTGGCCCACCTTGTATTTCAGCGCTTCGGTTGCGCCTCCGGTTGTCGGCGGGTTCGGTGCCGGGGTTGTCGTGGTGCTTCCGCTCACAGCCGGGTTATAGATAAAGCCCAGGAAAGTGTACCCGCTCCCGGCTCCCCAGTTCCCTGCACCTTTCTTCCGGCGCTTTGTCCAGAACGGGGTTTTGCTTCCGTATCCGCTTTCGCTGGTCACGATCTCAGTTGCACTGATGATCTGCTCCACGATTGCCACATGACCCGCTCCATCCGATCCGTTCAGCGTCGCTCCCTTGCGCCACACCATGCAGGCCCCCAGCTTCGGCTCCTGACCTACGGCCAGGCCCCCGGCAAACTGGATAAAGTTTTCGGCGTTCACGGGCCGCAGATATTTGCAGCACCCGTAACCGCCGATCTCATTAAATCGCCCATAGGCATAGCCCACGCAGTTGGAAAGGGTGTTGCACAGCGCGTCCACCGGCTTTCCCTTGATGGCGTCCGACCATCCTCCGCTCGCCTTGGTGATGTAATATTTGTTGCCCGCCTCCGGTCGGGTCAGTCTCGGCTTGAATGTTCCCACAGCTTGTCCCTCCTTGGGTTTTGCGTACCTGTCATAATACTTCTGCCCGAACGAGGCCCGGCGCTTTTTCGCCGTCTCGCTCTGATCTGCCGGGCGCTCAAATTGCAGCAGGACTGCATCTGATGCCTGCCGGACGCTTCCCACCGTTTTCAGCGTGGTCAGAACGGCTTTGTAACCCTCACGCAGCTCTTTCATCAGGAAATCAAGCTGCATCTCCAGGTCTCCGATGCTCCGGCCCGCCGCCTTGGAAAAATTGAAAAGTCCCTGTTTCCGGCTCCAGTAAGTCCACTGTGCCAGCCCATACCCGGCGCAGTCCCGCACGAACCCGGTATAGGTTCCTCCGTCAACCGCCGCCGTGTATGAGGCGTCCGTCATACCCAGCTTTTTTTCGTAGGTGTTTTGCAGGTTGTCCGGTCGCAGGCCGCTTTCTGCATACAGGTTTCCCATCAGCCCAGCGGCTCCACAGTCGTTTAACCCTGCGCCTTTCAGGTAGTTCCAGATTTTTTCCTCATTGTTCCTGCCGTTCAGCACGATCTATCCCTCCTTTACGGTTCCTCTGTCTGTTGCATGGCCTGCTCCATCGCCTCCCTTTCCCGTTTCATATCCTCCCGCTGCCACCGTCTGTCCTGCCGTTTATCCTTGTTGGTCTTTATCCAGCCCAGGATACCGCACTCCCCGCCCAGTGTGGCAAACACACAGGTTACAAGGGTATCCGGCACCGAGCCGTAGACCTGGAACAGCCGTATCATGGTAACGGTAAAGATAACCAGACAAATAAAGACGAGCAGCAAGATCAAGTCCATCGTTCCGATGCGCTTCTTCTTGCGTTTCGTCTTTTTGTTCACCCGCCGCCCGGCCATCTCAGCCCTCCGGGATATGCGGGTGGGCGCTTTTGTTCAGGTGCTTGTCCAACCTCGCCAGTGCGTCCTTGCATGGCCCGTTGCACCCCTGCTCCACAAGCCCTTGCAGAGCGCCCCGCAGTCCGTAGCAGATCAAGGTCTGCTCCTCCTGCATGGCGTTGATGAACTCGTTCTGTTTCCTGTTGTTCTCCAGCACCTTGTACACGGCCACGACCGCCGCCACCAATGCCCCCAGTGCGCTCAGCAGGCTTGCTGCCTTGATGATAAAGTCCGCGTCGATGTACATTCCCTCGTCCTCCTGCGTATCAGCCCGGCCAATCGGTTCCGCCGATGGCCTCACGGTATGCCTTATCGGCTTCCGCGATCTCGTCCCGCCCGGTCTCCGTGTCGCCCAGCTCTGCCAGCCTCGTTGCCAGAACACGGATGGCCTTTGCCTGGATTTCTGTCACCGTCTCCAGTTCAGCGATGATCTGTAAATGGCTGCTCATTCCACTGCCTCCGACCACCCGCTGACGCCGGGTTCCCACACATTCGCATCCACATCACTGACCCAGTGCTTCCCGTTGTGCGACACTTTTGCCCCCTTGGCGTAGGCGTCATGCGCTCCAATCGGCTGGCTCCACTCCGGCCACTCCTCCGCAGGGTCAGCGGCCACAGACCACAGACTTGCCGCCTTGTCCGGCTCCCATCCTTCCTGCGATGTGTGCTGCTGTACGCACCGGTACAGCTTCTCTCCATAGCGCCGGTACTGGCCCACTTTGTAGGAGACCCCCGCCTGCCATTCCTCAAACAGATTTTTGTGTTCCCCCGCAGTCGTCCCGTCGATGCCGCCGGTCTCAGCCAGGGCGACAAAGGTGATCTCCGTCGCCGCCTTGGTTTCATCCAGCATCTTGGTACGGTCGATGTAGCGGTAATGCTCGCTGATGGCATAGAAGTCGTACTTTGTCCCGCCCTCGTCCTCCGCCGTCAGATAGTGCCGGTCAATGCGGCACCGGTCGGTGATCGTGTTGTCGTCGTACTCCCGAACCGTGGTCAGGTACTCCCCCTCCTCCAGCTTCGGGCCGCCAATGACTTTCAGGTTTTCCCGCATCACGCCGTCGATTTCAGCGGTTCCGTACACATATTCCATCTTGCCTGCTCCTTTCTCGTATGCTCTCTTACCACGAGCTTCAATTTTCGTTGCAGCCCTGTTTCCACATACTTCTCAAAGAAATGTACATGGTTGCAGTGCTTCATTTGGCCCAACCGTGACAATAGGCCCTGTGCCAGCTTCGGCCTGATCTTCCGGTGTTTCCGCATGGCCCGATAACATTCTGATAGCGACTTTTTCAACCGCACCATATTCCGCTTTCGCAGCAGGGAAAACTTATGGCCGAACCGGTATCCCAGCGCCGCCACCGTCCGCTTTGCCGTCGGATAGAGCTGCCACTTGTTGTTTAGCTTCAACCGGCGGCCTGCAAGCCAATCCTCGATCATGCCCCGCAGCTTTCGCAGTTTCCTTTTGTTCCGCCCGAACAGCGTCAGGTTGTCCATGTACCGCATATAGTGGTCACACAGCCCGCTGTTCCGTATCATCTGGTCAAGCGGTTGCAGCACCGTGTTGGCAAACCACTGTGAGAAGAATGCGCCAATCAGGACGCCGTACTTCATCAGCCGCTCACATACATCCAGCATCCTCCGGTCTTTGACCAGCCTCCGCAGGCGGGCCATCACCGTTTCAATGGTCAGGCTGTCGTAAAAATGGTGGATGTCCAGCTCCTCTGCATACTTCGTCCCTTTCGGGTCTGTCCGCATCCATTTCTTGATTGCCTTAACGCCGTAATGGATGCCCCGGCCCTTGATACTTCCGCAGCAGAACTTGTCCATTCCCCGCATCAGCACCGGTTCCAGAACTTGAATGACCGCATGGTGAACATACTGGTCGGGCCACAATCTCGGCTCTGATATGTCCCTCCATTTTCCGGCGCTCTTGTCCCAGCGCCGGGCTATTCTTGGTGGGGCCGCATCATATCCGTTGACGATGATCTCCCGCAGCTTCTCCACATATCCGTCGATGTCCGCCTCCACCCGCAGCACCGTTTTATTTGGCCTGTGGTGTGGGTGCCATTTATGCGTAGCGTTCACCGTGAGGATTGCCAGCCTGAGATTTTCGTCTGAAATCAGTTTTTGGTATAGGTCTTTTGCTCGTTTCATACAGGATGTTTGCTCCTCCTTTTAGCCTCACGATCTTTCCACCGCTCCCGCCGGTTGCGGGAGTGTACTAAACCGTGTCCTGTTGGCTAATCTGCACCAAGGGGTGCCGAGGAAGATCACGCCCTCGCCTTTCCCCATCCGAGCAAAGCCCAGCATCAGCGGGTTTGCAAGGAAGAGGAAGAGCAGCGGAGGAAGTAAGCCCTGGCCCGTGGGCCGGGGCGCACGCTCCGCAGCTTGTGACGACGAGGAATGGAGGTGGGTAGCCAGTCCTAAAAGGACGCGGCAGCCGATGTTCGCGTTGGCGTTCGACACGGAATTGTAGTTCACATAGAACAACCCGTGGTTCCCGTTCCGGTTATAGTTACCGCCGAAGTGCAGACACGGGTTGGACGCGTTGAAGTTCCAGTTATCCGACGAGCCAAAAACCAAGGCACCGACTGCGTGCGCGATCTCCCCCTGTATTTTCACGCCGCGTTTGCGGCGGAAAACCCGTTAAGGTTTCTTATCTTCCGTCTCTCGTCCGCTTCTTTTCCGCCCGCCCGAAGCCCAGCACGGCGGGTTCGGGCGGGTGAGGACGAGCGACGGCGCGAGTGCGCCTTGCCGCGTTGCGGCGAGGCAAGCGATGTAAAGTCCGCGAGGACGACGGCCTGCGGGCCGGGGATATGCAGGAGGGAGGGGGCTGCGGCCCCCGTCCCCCTGCACCCCCTCCCCTGTCAGGGGAGTTTTTGGAGGCGGCAGCCGGGGTGCGGGCCGGCCTGCCGCACGGCCGTGACGGA